TATGTGAATAAAAGAATTATCACAGGCAAGCCGCGCGCCGTAATTCGTGTTGTCATTCCACGGTTGGTTGTTCAAGTTCACCGTGCGCGACCCGCAACGAACGCCATTGTTCCAGTTCCCGCTTAAACATCAATTACCCTTTGCAATAAATAACTCCGCATAATCCAGACAAGCATTTAACCCGACTATGGATGTTTGTTTTTAGGTATGCGGAACCCCTTTATTTTTTTCCTTGTTAATTAAACCGCCGATAACTCTTCCTATTTCGCTTAACTTTTTAACGGCGGTTTCATAACTCTTTAATGACAGATAACGGGAACCGCGCTTGCGCGAGCGTCTAACATACCCGCGCAATATTTTTAATTCCACATCAATATCATACCAGCCCGCTAACTTGTTTCTACTGCTGTTTGTCCTTATTATCATTTCATAAATACGGTACATACAGTTTTTAATACAAGTTCTTAACGCATAACGTTCAAAAGACGGAAACCGTTCAATTATTGGTTCAAAATAATCAATAAAATCCTCGACCTTTTGAAACAAAACTAAATTTTCAACACTACCAAGCGGCGCGGATGTTTGAGGGTTCCGCGCCGCCGGAGTTTCAAAATCAGAGTTTCCGTTCATGCGGAAAACAGGCGGCTACGCCGCATCACAGGCAAGCCGCGCGCCGCAATACAGGTTGCCCTCCCACGGCTGGGCGTACAAGTACACCGCGCGCGACCCGCAACGAACGCCATTGACCCAGCGCCCGCCCGCGGCAAATGCCGCCATGCCGTCTTCGTTAGGCAAATAAGCTCTTCCCATGCCGGAACCCAAAACATCATACCAATTCCATGACAAACTTTCTTGACGCGGTACATAATTAGATAACCATTCATAAACATTTCCGGCGCAGTCAACAACGTTATGCGCTGAAATTGCAAATGGTTTAACGCCGTTAGCCGATGTATCATGTAATCCGGTAGTAGGATTAACTTGACAACCTGTCCGGGTTCGTGAGCTGTTGTTAGTTCGTGTCCAGCCGTAATTGTTGCTTGAGTCTTCACCCTGCGGGCTTCCATAAGCCGCCGCAAGCCATTCCGCGTATGAAGGGAGTCTCATTCCTGAAAGCATAGCCATTTCATTAAATGTAAATTGTGTCATTCCTTCTGTTCCGGTTGCGGGCAATTGACCGTATTTTGATTGAAGCTCACCGCCCGCAATATGAAGCCCGCTGGAATTATTCATGTAGGTTATCGGAGCTTTAACGCTTGCCTGATATATAGACATCCATAAGCCGCCGACCTTGACCATGCCGCCAAAAGGTGTGCGCGGTCTATTTTTTAAATCCCATACAGAATTTGGAATAATGCCAAGCGTTACATTATCTTGCCATTTAATACCGGTTGCGCCAAACTTTACACCGTTTGAATCGATAGGAATTAATAAATGACCTTCCATTGTTACGCGGCGGATTGTTCCGTAATGAAAGCCGCCTATTTTACGGCTATTAAATTGGTTGAACCCTGCGGGGAATGTAGAATTTTCTGAAACAACTAAAACGGGATCGGAACCTTCCAAGCATAAATAAATAAAATAATCCGTTCCCACTTTGTATGCGTTTCCGGTGTCAAGATTTTCTAATGGGTTGAAATCTGTTTGCAACCTGTTGTTAATTTGTTTCCAGTCATCACCGTCAAATAAATCAAAGGCCGCGCCGCGTGAAAATCTTATAATATTTTCATTGTAATTCAGCGGGTTCCGTTTTTCAAAATAGAAGTTTCCGGGAGCTTTAAAATTATTATTTTCCCCCATATCTGAAACTCTTATGTCGTCAATGTTATCTTTATAAAGATGTAATCCACTCATTTTAATTCCCCTATAAGGTTGTCAACCTCGGCAATGGTAAATCCTAACTGCGTAAATACACAATTAGGATCGCTTGCAGTTTCATAATCATCCGGCGTTTGTTCCTCTGCCGGTTTCTTTTCCGCTGTCTTTTTTAAAACGTTAATAGTTGTATTGCTTTTAAGGTTTTCTAACCTTGCAACCATAACGCTTTTTCCGTTTCCGGTTGTTTTTGCATATTCAACCGCATTGTACCAGTCTTTTTTTGTAAAAAGCTCGTTAGGTATCCCGATCATCGTCTAACTCCTTAATTAAAATATTTACAGGCATACTGCCATATTCACCCCATAAAGTATTATCTCCCCATTTTGCGCCATCGCCCCAGCGTTTGCGGCGCGTTCCCGGTATAATATTATTATTAACCAGCCTTTGCGCGTATATATGCAAGCCGGTTGAATTAAGTTCCGCCCCAAAAGGTAAAAACTCCATAAACTTGCCATGCGGGGAAATAAATATAAAATATTTTTTATTTGCGTCAAATGATATTCCAATATCACCTAACGGAATAATTGTCTCTTCACCGCTTATATTTTTAACCATATATTGGTTATTTATTTTATCGTCAATAAGTTTTTGAACAGATCGTAATAAATCCGAGTTAAATGCTGTATCTGGAAGTCCTGTTATTTTTTCTAATGAACCAAAAGCCGCAATAAATAACGCTTGTAAGCCGCCATGTAAATCATTAAACAATAACGCCCGCCAATTTGTGCCATCCATGCTTTCTGGCGTACTTGCCGGAACCGCTTTCCCCCCCGGATATTCCGGATCGTTAGCATCGTAATATTCACTATATCCCGCGCCGATTTTAAACATATAAACCCCCTTATAACCATTCAACAAATAAAACCGCTGTTGTATGTGTCGGTTTTATTTTTAAAATTAAATATTCAATATAGTTTTTCCATATTGCCGCAATTTGCAACCGTTCAATAAAAAGTATTTCATTCCGGTTATTTCTAACAACTGATTTACAAACAAAAAAACAGGTTTCCCAAAACTTCGGATCGGTTGAAAAACTATAAGGCTCTGATATATCATTCATTAACAAAGTGGGTATAAAGTTTTCATCGCCTAATCTAAAATCGCATAACGCCTGTTTATTATCGCATACCATAATTTTATTATCGCAACATGAAGGGTATGCAATATTTGAATCGCGGGGATTGCGTAAAGGAGCATTTTCAAAAACACGGATTGCGCTGTCAATTTTTTGTAGTATTTCTTCTAAAAATATCGCGCTTTGCCCGCCCCTGTTAATTTTCCACAAAGAGTCTAAAATATCGCGCCGTTTTTCTTGTTCCGCCTCCGTAAATATAACGCCAAAAACGCGCTCCCATTTTTCGGGGTAACGGGTTGAATCGGGGAATATATCAAAGTAAACAAGCTCCGCCTCTTGTCTTGTATTTTCCGGCAAGAATGAAAGACCTTTAACTAATTTTCTTTTGTTGTTATCTACAAATAATTGAAACGCTCTTGAATGAGAAAATAAGTTTTTAATAGCATCAAAAAACCTCAAAACTCCACTCCATTAATATATAATTTTCCTAATTTACATAATTGCCCCATGCCTAGATTGTAAGAGGGGGTTATGCTTCCCGATTTTCGCATAACAATATTGTCAAATTCGGCTTTTAAAGAAATAGCAACTTGATCCGTAACGGATGAAACGTTATTGCGCGTTACTTGATCGGTTCTATTATTATCATCTGAAAGCCCGCGATTATAAGGTTCGCGACCTAAAAAATACTCTTCAATAGGTGTTTTAACAGAATGAGAAAAGTCCAGCGCGGGTATACCTGTTAAACCTTCTATATAAACATCAAATATTATTATTGAAACTGGTTTAACGTTTATATATGTTTCATCCCCGACCGGATCGATAATTGCCGTTAATGGTTTTCTATTTGCTTTTCCGGTTTCCGGGCTATATGTGCAAGATTTTCCGACTTCTATTAAAAGCGCGGGGGAAGGTATGCGATCCGTATATAACGCCGGTAAACCTGAAACAAAAACAAAAACACCAGAGGGGGAATTAATATCTTTATATGGGTATATGTTTAATACGCCCGCGACTTCTGTTCCCCATATTCTATAATCAGCTAACGCTCCGCCCTGCGGTTGCATACGCCAGCGGCTAACAACCCTAAACCTGTAATCCGCTTCTACTTCATCGTCAATAGCATCTTTTGTTATACTGTCAACCGTTGCCGCTTTTAAAACGTTACCCAGCGGATTAACAAAATTAAGCGTTTCTCCTTGTTTAAGGTTTCCGGCAGTTCCGCTTTCCGCGCATATAACCGGAACCAATTCAACATCGTTTTCCAGCGTTATGGTTTCGGTTGTTAAATATATCTTGCCGGTTATATCGCTTTTTAATTGCGCTCCACTGTCTAAAAATGTATTTATGCGCGTAACATTTACGGATATAATCCCCTTCCATTGTGTGCCGCGCCGGGGTTCACCAACACCAATTAGAACGCCCCATTTGACCAGCGGTCTAACCCTAACGCCTAAAACGTTTATTTCATTCCAGTAAGCGGTTTCCGGGAATATCTGTAAAAATAACCAGCCTATTTGTTTATATAAAATAACAAATACACCGGCGAGAATTTTTGCAAGAATAGCAATAAATGATTTTGGTAAAATCCTTAATCGATTGTTAAACTCCTGTTGTAATCCGCTGATTATTAAAGTTTTAATTTCTTCTATGCTCTTATTGTCATACGGTTGCGCCATCGCCAGCCCCCCATAATA